ACAGTCACAGACTTGGTTGGTCTTGCGAATGTTCTGGTTTTGATTTTGTTATGGTTGCTCATTTCCATCTCCCTTCGACTGGTGTGTATGGTACGAACAGGCACTCGTTGGTGTAGTAAGTGCCATCAGCGTTGTAAGTGGTCGTGCCACAGCCAACCATGAACTCGAAGGCGGCCAAGAGAATGACCGCATAGGTAATGATGCCGATTGAGATGTAGCCAAGAGCCTTTGCAATACGAACCTTGAGTGATGGTCGTTCGTAGTCAAATGGGATGTAGATTTTGGTGCGTCTGATATTCATATTATCCTCCCCATCCAATCATTAGGTTGTTGAAAATTATCTCTGTAATCTCATACAAGAGAACGAACATTTCAGCAGATAGTGACTCCATTGATGCACCTCCTGTTAGATGTGTAGCAGATGTGTGACAGATGTCAAGCAGATTGCTTAAGTTGTGTATCGTAGAAGCGACGACGATGGTCATCAACCTCTATCGGTGCGAGGATATTGCGAGACGAAATGCTTTCGCAGATAGCCTCAAACTCACAGGTCATTTGGTTGAACAAGAACTGCTTGCTCTCGCCATCCATTAACTGCGAACAAGTGACTGCCCTCTCAATCCAGTAAGCGAGAGTGGCACGAGATACTTCGACCAGCGTGTTGGTCATTGGCTTGCTGATGTGCCGCATTACACTGTCTCCTTGATTGATTTCCAGTTGACGGTGACGCTGGCATCGTTGTGGGCATGCCACTTGCCAATGACACGACGAGTAATCTTCTCGACTACTACGCCACTGGTGTTGCCGTGAACTGCCTCGTCTCTATCGACATCGGCAAGGAATGAACTGAATGTTTTGTAATGTGTGAACTGTTGCATGGGTTGCACAGCCTCCGTTGGTTGGTGTGTGTTTCTGATGTGTCCCTGTTTCGAGTAACTCATCAGGCATGACTACTAGCGTCATACGACAGGGAAGGGGACACCGAAGCGTCCCCCTGTGTTCAGTCCCAGAAGTGACCGAGGTTTTGTGCAACAAACAGCATGGCTGACTGCGCTCTGAGGTGGTAGTCAACCGTTGGTGTGTCGTCTTTGCTTGGGTTGCTCCAGTGGTCATGGTATGCAATCAAGGCATAGCCATGTTGTGCCAAGCGACCTGTCCAACTCTCGTAAGAGTAGTCTTCGGGGTAGCCGTTTGCGTGTTCGGACAAGAAAATCATCCGTTCACCGAGCCACTTGCAGAGCGTGGTGTCGAGCGAGATGCAATCTTGCCCTACTGGTGTTCCCCAAGTTGAGGCATAGCGTTCATCTCTGCTCATTGGTGCGTTCATTGGTATCTCCTTCGTGGTTGTGGTAAATGAACTAAAAAATGGACAAAAAAAAACAACGAGGACAGCCGAAGCCATCCTCGTCGTTGGTGTTGTTAGGCCGCCATAGCCTGACCGATTGCAACGATAGCCTCGTAGCAGTCACGGTTGGCTTTGGCTTTCTTGGTGTAGTTAGCCTTGAGAGCGTTGGGGCATTTGCCAGATGCTCTTGCATAGGCATCACAAACGGCTTTGGAAGTGTATTTGAGCCGCTTGTATTCGTTGTCCTTTGCACGACGAAGCACAAAGGTTGCGATGTTCCGAAGGTCTTGGATGTCAACCTCGAACTTGCCGTCGAAGAACGCTTTGATGTCGTCGGCAGAAGTGCGGTTGAGGTCGTAGGACTTACGGCCAACCTTGACACCAACGGCAACAGGGTTGGTGTAGTTCTTGGAAGTGAAGGTCTTGGTTACGGTAATCTTGGCCATGAGGGTATCTCCTGTTGGCTAGGGTTGATTTGTTCCGCCGAGCCACAGCGGCAACGGCGACACCATTTACTCCCCCCTACCCCCTTTGGGGGGTTTCGACGACGAGGCCAAGTATCTGAAATGATTACCATTACCCTCTATACCCCCTGTTAATTGCTGATATGTCAGAGCATTTCCTAAACACAGTAGGATAAAACACCAGATATAGCCCTCAGAAGGCTACAGAACTATAACAAAATCAATGACTTACCTAGACCAGTTGTCACTTATCTGACAGATTGTTAGGGTGGGGGGCGGCATGGCCGCCCCGCCGACGGCTTTCCTGTATGCCAGTCACCACCATTCCGAAATTTCGCACCTGATTTTGAAAACGCTGTCTTATTTTTCAGACAGGGACGATTTGCTTACGCATGTCGCGTTATCGTTACATCTCAACAGTTCATGGGGAAGTAATGAGCGTAGTTAAGAAAAACCCGCACCCAACAAAGGGAATGGGTCTTCCAGCAGTAACGCCGCAACAAGTTGACAGAGTGCGGCGTAGCGTTCTCGACGTAGTGCGTAAGAACATACCAGCAGTGCGAGAAGTCTTGGAAGGCAACCGCAAATGGGACAACCAACAGGTAAGACTGTTTGGCATGATGCTTAATAAAGTCATGCCCGACCTACACCACAGCTTTAATCAGCACACAGTAGAAAACAAAAACGTCGATGAACTGACAGTCGAAGAGCTTATGGAAATCGCACGTCAGGGCGAGATAGTTGAAGGAGAAGTAGAGGATGACGATAACGAGAGCGGAGGCGGCGAAGAAACTCCTACAGATACAGGAAGCAAAGACGGGCTTCAGGGGGTTCGTGAAAGCGTTAGCGCCGAAGTTTGAGTTAGCACCATTCCAAGAGGAGCTTGTAGATGCGCTTGACCAGCTTGAGAGAGGGACGCTCGGCACTCGACGACTACTTATTACTATGCCACCTCGACATGGTAAGTCGTGGCTTGCGTCTACACTTTTCCCAGTCTACTACCTCGCACGGAAACCAAACCGAAATGTCCTCGCCACCTCATACAACCAAGACCTCGCCAAGACATTTGGTCGGCAGACACGCGACCATGCCCGTGAGCCTATCGTCGGCCAAGCGTTTTCTGATTTTGCATTGTCTGAGGAGAGCCGTGCTGTTGACGACTGGCGGACTACGATGGGCGGAACATATTATGCAACTGGCATCGGCGGCTCTACGACGGGTCGTGCGGCGACGCTCCTCCTAGTAGATGACCCGATCAAAGCCCGTGAAGAAGCAGACAGCGCTACACAACGTAACAAAACATGGTCATACTATGTCTCTGCGCTGACCACTCGTAAACAGCCAGAGCCAGACGGCACATCCGCTATAGAGATTGTCATCCTAACCCGCTGGCATCCTGACGACGTAGCTGGCCGCCTGATGGACACGGACGATTGGCGAGAGGGTGCGTGGCATCATATTAACTTTCCAGCTATTCGTAAGGTAAACACCGATGTCAAGAAATCTGTGGCAGAACTCCCAAAAGATGACCCGCGCTTCATTCCGCAGGGCCAACTCAGTAAGGTCTCCCCATCAAAAAGACACTACTATGATGAAAGCGAGGAAGCTCTCTGGCCTGAGAGGTTCCCACTTGACGAACTCAAAAAGCGAGAAAGGCTAGACCCCCGCGAGTTTGCATCCCTTTACCAGCAGTCTCCGTTCATACAGGGCGGTAACATTATTAAGGAAAGCTGGTGGCAATGGGATGACGAGAAGCCAGATTGCACACAACTGATTATTGCGGCTGACACCGCGTTCAAGAAAACGGAGCAGGCCGACTACTCCGTACTCCTAGTCATGGGGCTTGACCGAAACGGAGACATGCACGTTCTTGATCTTATCAGGAACAAGTACGACTTCCCCGAACTGAAGCGTGTCTGCGTCCAGGTCAATGCCCGATGGCGCGGTCACGGCCTACGTGGCCTATACATAGAAGACAAGGCCAGCGGTCAATCTCTGATCCAAGAACTGCGAAACCAGACTGGCGTAGCCGTAATACCATACAAGGTCAGCACCGACAAAGTGTCGCGCTTAAACGCTGTAACGCCACTCATAGAAGGCGGCAGAGTATTCCTGCCACGCTCCGCCCATTGGCTCGACGACTTCATGCTTGAGTGCCAAGCGTTTCCTAACGGCACAAATGATGACCAAGTGGACGCATTAAGCATGGGTCTTGATGTACTATCACGAATGGGTGGTGCTGTTAGCGACATGTTCACTGGCTCATTAGACATCGGTTCGTCGCTAAATAATCAGTTCCAGCCGCCGAAAGACGGCGACCAATGGTGGCAACAAGCCTCCAAAAAAGAGGATAAGTGGATGAAGTCTTGGGGTGAACTCTAAATGAGATACAAAGACATAAAGATAGACCAGCATGACATAGTGGTTGACCTTTCCAATCTGGCACAACCACTAATGGCCTACGAAGACATCTCTGACATGCTTTCTGATGAGCAAGAGATAAAACTTGTAGACTACGTTCGTGCCTTAACAAAGATGTCCTACGAGCGGATCAGCCGCCGTTACGACCACTGGCGAGATGCAGACCGCGCCCACGACGTATGGGTTCCAGCAGACAGCACCAAGTTCAGAGAAAAAGCAGTAGTAGCAGATACTCGCGCAATCGCTGACACAGTTCTGACCTACTTGATGGCCGCACTAGCTGGCCGCAACCCCATGTTCCAGCTTGAAGGCCTGAACCGTAAATCACGCAAGGCCTCACTTATATTAGAGCGTCTGTTACACCAGCACATGCGCCGTACAGCGGGTGAAGCTCGCATCGCGCAAATGCTGATGGACAGTATCCGTTACGGCTTTGCGCCGACAAAAGTTATATGGGATCCAAAAACAAACACAAACCAGATTGTAAACTTTGACCCACGTAAATGTTTCCCAGACCCACGAGTTCAGTGGGGTGACTGGGATCGTATGCAGTACGTAGTATTTACAGACCATATTTCAACAAACGCATTATATGGTTCAGGCCACTACCCTAAACTTCATAAGTATCCTGGCTTACGCAGTAAGCACACCACCAACTTCAAGTCTGGATGGGACGCACACCGCTGGGTAAAGGAAGAAGGTAAGGGTCTGAATATTAACCCAGAAGACCCACGCGGCGACGAGAACGGCTACCACTTTACCTTAGACGACACACGCATCGTAGATGAGGCATGGGTTCGTCTGAATGGGTACGAAGTGGGGCTTCCGCAGATAGAGCAACTCTGGGTGCTAATAACCGTGCTAGATGAAGATGCTATCATCCGTATGCAATTAAACCCATACGGAAGACAGTTCCCTGTAGCTTTTGGCGGTCTCTACAACGACCAGCACAAGACCTACAGCCAGTCCTTATACGACCTTCTTTTACCAATGCACGAGATTAGCACATGGCTCCTGCGCTCCCGTATCGACAACGTACAGGCCGCTCTAAACAATCTTATCTTCGTAGACCCGACATCTGTAAGCGTCCCAGACCTTATAGACAGAAATCCGTGGGGTGTTGTCCGAACGCTACCAGGCACAAAGCCAGGCGACGGTATATTCATAGCAGAAGTACCAGACGTAACTCGCGGCCACTGGAACGACATCCAAGCGATGTCAGATTTGAAACAGAGGGTTAGCGCCGCCTCAGACGCCCAGCAGGGCGTTCCAACAGCCGACGGCATACGAACTGCCACAGAAATTCAAAGGCTCACTCAGCTAGGCTCACAGCGCCTTGGTGTGCTTGCCAGAGTTCTGTCGGCGCAATCAGTCCGACCACTTGTGCGTATGATGACTGCAAACTTGCAAGACGCCCTAGAGTACGAAGGCTCTCTTCGTATGATGGACGGTCAGGCTCCTGGCGAACTAAGCCGAATGGTCAACGATGGGTACATAGACTTTGATGTGTCCATGCTTCAGGGTGACATCGACTACTTAGTTGTAGACGGCACTTTGCCAGTTGAGCCGACCAGAAACGCAGAGACTTGGATGAACATGCTCCAAGTTCTCGGTCAGTCAGGCCTGCAAATGGAATACAAAACGGGCAGGATTGTGGAAGAGGCCATCCGCGCAATGGGTGTTTCCGACGTAGATCAGTTCAAGATCAGTAAGGAAGAAGCCGCACAAGGCCCAACCCCATCCCAACAGATGGCGCTTATGGAAAAGGCAAGAGGCGCTTCTGTAATGCCAGAAGAGCAAATGCAACGTGAAATCGAACGAGGTAACTTAAGACCAGCAAGGGAGGCCGCGTAATGGCAAATCCATCACCAGAAAGCCTAGCCAGCGCCGCTAACCTTACAGGCGCTCAAATGGAGTACATAAAGGCAGAGGCGAGAAAAGTAGCTAAGTTGTTTGTGGCAGAGCTTCGCGCCGAACTTTTACAGCATATCGGCGACGCCGCTACCCCGACAGTAGAGGACAGAGTGTTACTAGACCTCGTAAAGCGAGTGTCCAACTTGGAAGAGCGCTACCAAGAGGACGACAGGTACGCCCTCACATCTGCTAAATTGAAGCATCTTATGAAGAACATGGGGATAAATTAGGATGGCTTACACCCGCCCTACTGGTGAGCAGATAAGTTTCCGCTCATTAAACACAGGAACTCATCTTTTAGACACCTACCTAGAGAACTGTGAGCTAGGCGGGAGAACCCTGTACGACCTATTGGGCGACCTCTTTGACACAAGCGGCAACCCAGACCCTAATATTTTTGCTTTTCGTATTGAGCCATCGACACAAAAGTTTCAAGTCCGCGTCGGTACAAACGCTTCTGCGCCATGGAACGACGTACCAGACGGAACATTCTTTAGACCAACTGGCCAATACCAGATTGGCTTCGCTTACCAAAACCACGATCTATTCACATACAACGACAGCCTTTACATTGTAAACGGCGG